TCAGTAACCGCTACTTTAAACCTTGTTGACGCCGTCTTATTTGTTGTATTAAATGTTGGGTAAGATGCTTCAATACTTTTAATTAATTGAGTATCCGTGTAACAATGTAATAAATCATAAATTGTGTCACCAGCAACTAATTCGTCAGTAGAATTATTAGTTGTTATCTCAAGAATGAAAGTATCAATATCTCCTGTAACCGTTCCTGTCTCAGTTAAATCAGCTACAGTGTCAGGCCAAGAATAAATCCAGTTCCAACCAACCCCTAAATCGGATGCTTCTTTCGTTATTGAATAATAATTACTAGTGTCTTCACCAAATTTTGCTTCAAAACAAGTTCCACTAGTTTTAAGTTTCGCTAACGCTGTGGCATCTTTAATGTATAACCATAATGATACGTAATCAGTACTGGTAATATCACTTCCCGCAGTATCTAAATCTGTTATCGTCCATATCGCTGTAGCATTAGTATCATTTTTAATAAGGTTTTGAGCTTTATTCTCTATTACTCCACCACCTTGTTTATATGTTGTACCATTATCAGTAGTGTTTGTTCCACCATCTGAACCCGTTAAAGCATTATCACCGTTATCATTTATTGTGCCATTACTTATCGGCACAGGTATTTCCATTGTGGTATCAGTTAATACCGGTGTTGTTGTTCCAATACCAAGTTTTAAATAATATACTTCATCATAATCAGTGGTTGCTTTATACCCTCTATTAAGTAACCAATTCTTCCCGTTCGTTGTAATAATTCCTCCGCTTGCCATCTTTTTTTACCTCATTAATAATCTGTGTTCACGAAGTCACCATAAGCGTCCCCGTCCCAATCAAATAAGTGAACTCCATCATCAAATTCTGATTCAGGGTCATCAAATATGAAACTATTTCCTTTATCCCTTTTCTCTCCTGTAACATTATTTCTATCATAAGAGTATGAATTACTAGTGTCAAAAACTATTATTAATTCATCACTATATTGTCCTTGCTCTTCTTCAAGCTTCTTAATTCTTCTTGGAACATCAACATTAAACAATGATAATCTATAAGCTTTATCTCCTACCTCTATTACATCATACGAGTAAGGGTGCACGTAAGTAATTTTTTTAATCATAACCTCTTTAGAAACATTATTAATTCCGTCAACGACATCATATAATTTTCCTACTTCTAAATCAGTAACGCTTCTAACAGCGAGAGTTGTTGAATAAAAAGGTTTACTATAAATTTGTAATTGACCATTACCGTATTCTTCGGCATCATCATTATTAGTTATTTCTTTTTTTGTTTGATAAACTTCTATTGCTCCATACTTTGTTTTACTTGTAGCATCTGTTTTCTTAACTTTTATAGGAATATTATAAGTGTATTCTATAATAGTATAATATGACGTGGTTGGACTAAACGTGCTACTCCAAGTTATACTCATTAACTCTTTATTAATACTATAATCATAAGTTGCTATGCTTCCACTAACACCACCTATCTTTTCTGTTACAGGCGTAGCATTTGTGTCAGATAAAACCTTTATTTGTATAGGTTTCTTATCAAGAGTAACACTCGTAGTCGTCCAATCACTAACACTTCCATCAAGCAATATTGGTCCTTCACTTGTCTTAATCTCTTGTGGTGTTCCTTCAACTGTTATCACATTAAATAATTGTGAACTATTAATTTTCCATTTAGGAACTTTAACAACATTACTACCAATAGTTAATGTTGTGAGCGATTTAGAATTCCCTTTAGGACTAAAAACTATTTCATCATTTTGTGAATCATAATAAAAATTCCAATTAATAACATAACTTAATTCTCTTAATCCATCAAGTAATGTTTTATGTCTTAAAATAAAGGTTTGTAATATATTACTTGTTCCACTACTACTAATACTAGTGGATAAACTCGTGTTCTCTGTTATGAGAGTATCAAACATTTCACTTATAACACCTGCTTCAGTATCAACATCTTTATCAAAACTTTTAGTTACATTAATATCTATTAATGCTGATAACTTATCTTGTCCAGAAACGAGAACTACTCCTCCTTCAAAATTAATGTTTTTAACGTAACCATTAAGCAAATTTGTTTCAGTAGCTGAACTAATCCCTCTTTGAATAAGAATAGTAGTGTTTATTAATTCTTCATCTGTATAATCAAGAACATCACTAACAGTTTTTCTTAATCCAACACTACAAGTTTTTTTATTATCATCATAATTAGATATAACTGTGAAACTATGAACGTACGCACTAACATCTATACTATTAATAGTTACTTTCATTAATTTTGGTAAATTTGTTGCAGCCAAACTATAATCCCTCTACGAATTCTATTGTGAAAGGAGCTTTTGTTACCTCTCCTGATTTCTCATCGAACTCTACTTTTCTACAATAAACTGTTTTATCTGATTGGAACGTGCTATTAAATGTGTACCCGTCTTGTGCTCCATCTACTAATGCGAATAACCATTCCATTTGTGCACTTATAGTTTTAACCGTTGACGTGTCCACTCTTGTAGTCGCTGATTCGTATAGTACGCCTGTTATCGTTATCGTTTTTAGTACTCCATTAAAATCTATTACGAATGCTCCACTACTATCACTTGCAGGCATAGGATTCTCATCTAATTGTCCTTGCTTGTTTACTTTAACATTTTCTACTTCTCCTTGTTCGAAAGTGAATGTTGCGCTTCCATCTTTTATTGTTACACTTGCCATTTTCTTTTAATTACCATAAACAGTAGGGGTTTCAGGAACTTCTCCAAATAAGAAATCTGCTATAGCATTTATAATTCCTCCACCAGAACTTCCACTACTAGTTTTGAGTTTATCAAATTCACCATTAAAAGCACTTACTGCATCACTTATTTTACTAACACCGTTTCTTCTCATTTCATCCATTCCTTCACCAAAATTACTACTTATACTATCGTTTCCAGAAGTCAATGTTTGTTTCATCATTAAATTAGCAGCCATTCCAAATCCTACACCTGTTCCAACAATTGTTCCCCAACTATTTGAAATACTATCAGGGGCGTCAACAAAAACATCTTTGAGAACTTTTACAGCATCTTTTGCGAAATCTTTAGCGTCTACACCAAACATTTCACTAGTAAACGCTGCTGAAGCAGTAGCAACAGCTGAAAGCGTTCCAAAAACACCATCAACAACGCTATTAACTTGACCACTAATCCAAGTTGCTCCTTCCATAATAGTACTAGAAACATTTTCTTTAAGACCAGTAACATTAACACCAAGCATTGAAAGTATAGGACTAAAAATATCAATTAATAAACCGAGAATAGTTGATAATAACATTCCAGCCATTTGTATTATTGAACCAAGAACGCCTTTAATAACACCAGCTAATAATGCGTAAAGAACAACTGATAAACCATTAAGCATAATACTTACTCCGCCAGCAATAGCTGCTGCCCCACCAGTGATGTTACCACCAGATACTTGGCTAGCTCCTTCTTTCATAACAAGCATTGCTTGCCTAATGAATGGTCGCATTATTTGATTAACCATTAACATAATCGGTTTAAGAATTAACAATATCGGGTATAAAAGAATCATTATAACATCAGTTATAGGTTTTAATAAGTAACCAACCATCTTAATAATACCACCAACAACACTCATTAAACCCTTATTAGCAGATAATATTTTAGCTATTATACCAACTATACTAGCTATTCCTAAACCTGATAAAACGCTTTTAAACATTCCGCCCATACCACTAACTAAGTTACCACCACCAGTGCTTGGCGTACTACTCTTAGCGGTACCAACACTATTCTCATCTTGAATTATCTTAATTGCTATAACTTCATCTGCCATTTTACATAAATAATATTAAAGGGTTATCCTTACCAACTTGTGAGTAAACCTCTTTTAATAATTCTACCTCATCCCAATCCATTTCATCTAATTGTTGCGGTGTACACTTAAACATTTTACAAAGTAACGCTCTTTGAATAACATCATTCGCTTCTTGGTCACGCTTAATCCTACCAAGTATTGTCCGTTTTATTCTTTTTTTAATTGCTCTACTTGTTCAAACTTGTTAATCTTTTCTATTTTTTTAAAAATGTAATCTCCTGTTTCTGGTTCAATACTATCCTGGTCTATTACTAAACTCTTATCATCTGCTGTTCGACATTTATCAAAAAATGGTGCTTTCTTAACTCCGTATATTAATAACCATTTATTGTATTCGCCGAATAACATTTTTGCTAATACTGTTCCATCATTATTCATTCCTGCGTCTGTACACTTATTTCTTAACTTTATTAAACTCCCGTACCCAAGTTTTTGAATTATGACTTCGTCACTTTCTTTTAAACCCGGTATGTTTTTTAATGTTTCTTCTTTGCTCATTTTCTTAGTTCCCCCTAATCAATTTATGTATTATCTTCTGTTACTACAAGAGTGTGTGCTGTTCCACTAAAATCTTCTCCTATTAATTCATTAAGAGATTCTTTTCCTGATAATTCATCAAAAGTGAATTTACCGAATAAGAAAGCTGCACTTCTATCACCATCAACAAAGTTTAACTCAATTGTTGCGTACTCTGTTGGAACAGTTGTTGCTATTGGTTCAGCTAATCCTAATATTGCTTGTAAATAAGTGTTATCTAAGTATTTAAGACTGAACTTTATCTTGTAATCTCTTACTTTTGGTCTTGCCGCTTGTGGTCTCCTATCCCCTAACCCGTATAATAATTCGTAATTATTCGTGATAGTTATTTCTACACTATCAATAATGTTACTTATACTTGTAGCGTTTGGTAACTCGATATCTCCACCACTAAAATTATAAATACTTGGTGTTCCAAGTGTTACTTTACTATGAACTGTTGTATCAAAAGTGTGCCCACCAGCTTTTATTGTTGCACTCACACTTACTGGTTCTCCAACACTTGCTTTAATAGTGACACTATCAATTACGCAACCAGTCCATATCTCATCCCTATCAGTTGCTGAAGTTCCTGGATTATCTATTGCTCTAACAATAGTCATACTCTTTGTTGCATCACTACCACTATAAGTATAAGGGTCACTACCACTTTGTCCTCCAAGAACGTATTCCATAAACAACCAGTTAATAACATCAAAATCTATGCTTAAACCATGCTCTGCTTTACCACCTAAAACCTTTATTACATCTCTACCACTTTGTCCACCACCAGTAAACCCTCTTCTAAAACTATTATTATTAGAAGTTGTTGGCGTGAAATTAGTTACTAATCCTAATTGAGCATCAGCTGTTACTGCCGTATTATATGTTGTTTCTACTTTGTATAATACATAAGAATCTACACCTGAAACTGCTTCACTATTTGAAATTTTAATCAATCCTCCCGTGAATTATCACGTTTTATTTTTCTATGTTTATCTTTTTTATCATGACATTTAATGCATAGAGTTATACCATTATTTATACTCCATAATTCTTTACAACACTTTGCATCTTTTAATGTATGAATGTTATAAGTTATGATAAGTTGTGCCAACCTAATTTTATGGTGTGTTTCTAAATAAGAACCTCTTTTCCCACAATCTTGGCAAGTAAAGTTATCTCTTCCAAGAACCATTAATCTCCATTGTTGATATTCATATAATCTTCTAATTCTTCTATTAAAATAACTTCTAAATCCATTAAATTCTTTTTCTTTTGTTTTAGCAATACTCATTTTTATTCTTGATTTTAATGTTTTAGGAACACCTAATTGTCTATATGAACTTGCACATCCTTTACTACAAAATTTAGTAGTTTTCTTATCTGATTTAAATTCTTTACCACAATTTTTACAATATTGAATTTTATTTTTTAATCCAATACCTTTATTCCACGGGAGTTGCCCTTTTTTAAAACTGGTTTTATTGTTACCCCATAAACCTTTTTTACCTTTAATATTAGAAGATTTTCCTTTTAATGAATTTGCATAACATTTATGATTACAAAAATGATGATTTCT